GGGGATTTCAAAATAATGAAAAATTTTACTTTATGAAAATCGAGTGTCAAACTTTGGGTGATAGGAGACGTGTTGCGAATAAACTAAAACATAAACTTCCTGATGAAATTGTAAAATTGAAGGTTTTTGAATCAAACCTCGAACCTGTCCTGAGATTAATGCATAGAACAGGTATTCAGTCTACTGGGTGGTTGGATACCGGCGAAGAGTGTGAAGTAAACGATATCGCAAAGGTTGATATCGATTTATATTGTAGTGATTGGCAAGACTTAAAACCTGTTGATAAACCCGAAACTGCACCTTTTGTAGTTGCGTCTTTAGATATTGAGTGTAATAGTTCAACTGGTAAATTTCCTGATGCCGATATAGACGGTGATTGTTGTTTTCAAATAGCTGTTTCACTGTGTAAATTTGGATCCGATATACCTTACGATAAAACGTGTTTTTGTTATAAAAAAACGGATCCTGATCTAGAAGGATGTACACTATTGAGTTACGATACTGAGCGTGGTATGTTAGAAGCGTTTAGTAAATATCTCACTAGTAAAGATATCGATATTATCACGGGATGGAACATATTTGGTTTTGATATGGAATATATAATGAAACGTGCTACAAAAACAATGTGTAATCGTAATTTTTATAAATTAAGTAAATTGAAGTATCATACGTGTAAAATGATATACAAAAAATTATCATCGAGTGCACTTGGTGATAATGATCTGAAACTTTTACCTATACCTGGTCGTTTTGTTTTTGATTTATTCCATGAGGTTAAAAAAGGGTATAAACTCGATTCGTATAAGCTTGATAACGTTTCTAAATTATATCTCGGTGATCAAAAAATAGATATGCCAGTCAAAGAAATGTTTGCGCGTTTTGTTGAGGAAGATCCCGTAAAACTACGCGAAGTTGCTGAATATTGTATTAAAGATACTTTACTTCCACATAGATTACTTTCAAAACTGTGTATACTTATTAATTTATTGGAGATGGCAAAAGCAACGTGGGTTCCTTTATCTTATTTGGTTGAGCGTGGTCAACAAATAAAAGTTTTTAGTCAATTAACTAAAAAGGCACGAGAAATGGGGTACCTCGTACCAACAATCGCATGGGGTGAAGGTATGGTTAATGGTTATGAAGGTGCTACTGTTCTCGAGGCACAGAAAGGTGCGTATTATACACCTATAACAGCTTTAGATTTCGAAGCTCTTTACCCATCTATTATGGTGGCACATAACCTTTGTTATTCAACTTTGATTATGAATCCTAAATATGAAGATAAGGAAAGGTATCCCGATTTGGAAATAGAGACGTTTGGTCAGTTTAAATTCGTCCAAAATGTACCTAGTCTTTTACCTAGTATTCTTACCGAATTGAAACAATTTAGAAAACAGGCTAAGAAAGACATGGCAAATTCATCTGGATCCCTAAAACAAATGTATAACGGTAAACAATTGGCTTATAAAATATCAATGAATTCGGTGTATGGTTTTACGGGTGCTTCTAAGGGAATGTTACCTTGTGTACCAATAGCATCGTCTGTAACGCGAAAAGGTAGAATGATGATTGATGATACTAAGAAATACGTAGAGGAGAATTTTCCTGGTGCAAAGGTAAGATACGGTGATACAGATTCTGTTATGGTTGAATTCGATGTAGGTGATCGTAAAGGTGATGATGCGATTAGGTATAGTTGGGAACTTGGTGAGAAGGCTGCTTCGGAATGTACACACTTGTTTAAAAAACCAAATAATCTTGAACTCGAAAAAGTGTATTGTCCGTATTTTTTGTATTCAAAGAAAAGATACGCGGCGAAGCTTTGGACACAAGATAAAGATGGAAACATGAACATGGATTATATTGATGTAAAGGGTCTTCAACTCGTAAGGCGAGATAATACACCTCACATGAGAGAGGTTTGTAAAGAGTTACTCGACGTTGTTTTGGAAAGTAGTGATACGGGACCCCCAAAAGCACTGGCTTTACAAAGAGCTATTGAACTATTAGAGGGTGATGTTTCTAATGAAAGGTTGGTACTCTCACAACAATTGGGTGATTCATATAAATCAGAGAATTTATCACACGTTCAAGTTCGTAATAAAATGCGTGAACGTCAACCTGGTTCAGAACCTCAATCTGGTGACAGAGTACCTTACATTCTTATTAAAACACACGATCCACGTGCAAAAGCATACGAAAAAGCAGAAGATCCTAAATACGCGATCGATAATAATTTACCAATAGATTACCCATATTATTTTCTTAATAAGTTTCTTAATCCAGTGTGCGATTTGATAGAACCGTTATTTAATGATCCTAGGGAAGAGATTTTTGGTGAACTTATAACACGTGCAAAACCAAACCGACGTAAACAAATTGTGGACGATCCTAATCAAAGAAAAATATCAGATATGTGGAAGGTAATTAAAAAATAGGATATATTAGATAATAAGACACATGGGTTTTCATATATATTCGACACCTCACGATAAAGATGTAGAAGATGTAATAGATAAGTCTATAAAAAAACAGAGTATCGAAAGGTTATATGATATATACGAAGACATCAGTTCTAATAGTCGGCGTGTTACTTTTGATAAACTAATCGATAGTTCAATATTCAAATTTGAATTATTTAAAATTAAGGAAGATGTAAATAATAAGGATTATAAAATTAAACGTGTTATTAAAACTAAATTACCAAAAAAATTAGTGGATCCAATAAAAGAATATACTGAAATTAAAATAATGGAGAATGTTTATAAAGATTTAGAAAACTGTGCATTAAAAATACATATAAAACCTAACGAATTCCATCCTTATTACGAACAGTATCATTATGATAATAAAGGTAGACCAAGATGTCGTGGTATAACAAAAGGCGGTGTATGTATATGTAAGCGTGTGGATATTAATGAAAAATATCTTTGTGGATTACACGTGGATCAAAAGATAAATTTACATCCAGTTATGGATATGACATTTATAAAATTAAATACTAAAGCGGATAAAACTAATAAGCCTATTAGTTTAGGTGGTTTAATCATGTAATAAAAAGTAGTTTAAAGCTTAAAATACAAATTTAATAAGATGAATAAATCGGATATCTTATTACATTCTATAGATTCCTTTTATCAAGTTTCTACTAATAGAGATTCTCTTAATCAAATACTGACAAAAACTGGTGGTATTTCTCTCAGAAACCTCGAGTGGTTCATAACAAATTATTCTAAAAAAAACAACTTATCTTATAAAACCGGAGACGGTAAAATATTTAGTGTTCACTGTGCTTATAAATCAAGTTTAGATGGATATAGTAAAAAATTATTCGACCCGTTTTGTAGATCAAAAAAGATAAATTATGTTATACCCGGGACAACTGATGAAATTAGCACAACTGTAGCACAGTTAAATTTTATCAGATGGTGTATTAAAAATAATATAATTGATTATATTCGAGATCATAAAAAACAATTATTTAATAAGCATAATTCATGAAACCATTTTCAAAAGTAAACGTTTGGTAACCAACGTAATAAATATGTAATGTATATGTTTTTGTTAAACCTTCTTTCATTTTTATGTTCAATTTAGTTCTATTTGAACGCAAATATGTAAAATCTAAACTTCCCGATGACTCCACATTAACCGGATTCATCGAGAAAGTATACGTGTATATATTCCTGAAAGGTCTAGATAAACGACTTGTAAAAGGTACTATGTATTTATAATATTTGTGATCACTATCTTGTAAACCAGGTAAATCTTCACCATTAACGTAAAGTTTTGCACTACTCATGGGTGGATTATAAAACTCATTTTGAATTGTAGATGTCATACTAGATGAAAAATTGAATCGATTTTGATAATAATATTCTGCATCGGGTGTGGTATTTGTTTGTGAAGATTCTCGTGATACATTCTCGTTTTCAAAATCTGTATTTCTAAGAAACCAGTTTATAGTTTTAACAGGTATACTTGGAACAAGATCTATATTAGCTTCATTCATATCAGGTGTTATTTCTAAACTTGGGTGTTTTTTAACAATATCAGTAATAAAAGTATATTTTTTGTTTTTTATATATGTTCTCTCACTTGGTTCTATTGTTATTTCTTCCGTTATTATATCAAATTCGTTCACAATTAAATTAGATGGTTCATCCGTAAAAAAAGATTGTGGTTGAAATTCAAATTCAAATTCAATTTCTTGTTTATGAATAGCACATAAGGGAAAGTATGGTCTATTTGGTTTATTTGTTTCATATTCATCATTTTCATATTTTCTAGAAAAGAAAAATGGTATTGGAATAAATAATTCTGAATCATACTGTCCCAAATCTATAGTTCCCTGACTTGCCGTAGATGCATCCTCAGCTACATTCCTGTTTAGTGTATATCTTTTAGTTCTTTTTTCGGATTCGTCTAAATATAATTCATCGTAAATTATACCCCAATCCATATTGAATTTTTCAACTATAATTTCGTCAACGCGCATGGTTACCGATTTAAATAAATGACGACCAAGTTGATCGGCATAAGTATGATGACCTGAAGATACACGTGGCATTTTTATAGAAACATACATGTTTGATAATAGGTCACCCATATTTCGTGGTTTAAATTTTACTTTTATAGAATTGTTGAACGGCCACGATGAATTATCATCATTTGGTTTTGATACCCTTGTATTTCTGTGAAATTTTCTAAAATTAGAGTGTTGTTTTAAATCGTATTTAAAGAACGATTTATATGGATCTTTATCTATAAGATACGTATCTTGTTTTCCTATAGCATTTAAGGATACTATAGATCCTGTGTCTGGACCAGATACGTCACACATACTAATAAGTACTTATATATTTTTTAAATAGATTAATTAATATTATATTAATTCTCATTCATTTTGATATTTTAATGTATACATTTTTAGACTTTCAAACCAATAAAATAATTCGTCTGAAGATATAGAAAGTGATTTTTTATTAATATTTATCATTCCACATTCTCTTAAACGCAATTCGTCTACAGTGGGTTTTCTATAAAATGTAAAACACGAATAACACGTTCTTCTCATTTTAGAGTTAATATATTTATAATACGTGTCATTGTTCACTAAAAATAATGGTTTTATTTTCTTATACTCTCTAATTATAATTTTTTCGTTATAATGTTCTGATTTTATATAGGGTTTTAAAGGGTTTTTACATAAATAACACAAACCTTTGCATTTAAGATACATAAAAGATATAGTAATTATTCTTTTATGTACTATAATGAAATTATACAACCCGATGGAGCTCATTGTGTAGGTATAAATCATCGTGAAGAAAGACCTACTGTATTAGAAGTTTTACCTAACCCAGAAATTCAACAACAAGTACAACAACCCGTTTATCAAATATTTGATTCGAAAATTATACATTGGTTAAATTTGTTTATTGTTATAATTAGTGTATATTATACACTTGTATATGATAACCTGATATCTATATCTAATTGTATAGCGTGTATATTACCATTACACAGTATGCAAAATAACAGTCTGTACGGTATTACTGTGTATACTGTATATATTATGTTTGCCATGTTGTTAACAACATTTTTGGGTATATATGAATATTTATGGTATTATGTTATCTGTAATTCTATAATTATATGCATTTTTATAACCTCAGTCGTTAAATATATAATAAAAATTAGAAATCAAACCCAAATACAAACTCAAACTCAAAATGAACATGTTATATGAAAAAAAAGATTTAGATATTGCTAGAGGTTTATACAAAAACCAAGAAGAAAAGTGTGAACGTTTTGCGAGAAGTATTCATAAACTTA